CCAAGTAAAGTTCTAATCTGACCACGATCCTGTGCCCTGTTAGATGCTTTATCCATAAGTTGTTTTACAAATGGTACACGTGAGTGGTACGTATTAAATAATTCAGCTGCTTTGTCTTTAGTTACACCTAATTCTGCCTGCAGTTTAGCTTTACCCATACCATAGAACAGCCCAAGGTTAATTACTTTTGCCTGTGATCTAGGTATCTCTGCCATGTCAGCAACAGTCTGGTGAAAGTCTGAGTTAGAGTCTGTGCTATAAGAATCTATAACGTCATATACAGACGGTAGTTTATACAAAGAAGCATAATGCACTACCAGCCTAGGCTCCTGCTGAGAATAGTCAAAACAACCCCATGTATGGCCCTCCTCGGGTATAAATAATGACCTTATCTTAGGTCCAAGATCTTTGTTTCTAGCTGGTATCTGCTGTAGATTTGGATTCTGGTAGGAGAACCTACCAGTTACCGTGCCACCCCCAGCATTACGTAATTGATTTATCTCTGCATGTATTCTGCCATTGTGTTCGTATCTTAAAATAGAATCTAAAAATGTTGTATGTGCTTTGTTTATCTCTCTTGCCTGTGCAATCATATTTACAACAGGATGTTTGTGTTCTTGTAAAAAGTTTTTTGTAAATGATGGTGCTCCTGTTTTTTCTGTAGTAGGATATTCTAATCTCAATATATCAAATACATTTGCAATACTTCTTGCTGCCCAAATCTGTGTATCAATATTTGTTTCACCTTTTATTTTATGTAATAAATCTTGTTCTTGTGTAATTAATTCTTTTTTCATAGCATGAGCTCGTTCTGCATCTACACGTACACCTTTGAATCTCATGTCAACCAGGCACGGAAACAAATCAGATTCTAGATCAAATATATCTTCTAGGTCTTGACTAACAATTTCTTTTTTCATTTCTTGCCAAAGCCCTAATGTTACTTCAGCATCTCGTTCTGCATATGCACCAACATGCATTGCAGGTAGTTTATACATTTCTGATTTTGGATCTATACCCCATTCTTCCGCAGCTTCTGCAAGTGCAGCTTCATTCTTACCATAACCAAGATAGTGCCATGATAAACTATTAAGATCATATCTAAATCTATTTTCATCTGTTAATGCTGATGCAATCATAGTACAGGCTATGTCACCATTTATTTTAAAACCCATAGATCGCAACCAACAAACATCATAGATAGCATTGTGAAATATTTTTGTAGATGGTGATTCTAATATATCTTTTAACCAAGATAAGACTCGAGTCCTATCCATGTTACCACCGCCTTCGTGTGCGATAGGAAAATAACCTTTGTAAAATTTTGTAGCTACAGCAATACCAATAACTTCACCATTGCCTATTACAGAGCCAGATCCTTTCTTTAATAGGTCTGGATCTTTTGTCTCCAGATCAATCGCTATTTCATCTACATCACGTAGGTCTGGAAATTCTGTAGGTTTTACCCATTCAGTCTGTGCTTCAAACTTAGGAATTTTCATTGGCTTTCCTTCCATTTTTTATAACCCACAGACCATTTTTCAGTTTTAATTTGTTCTTTCTTTGGATAATCTCTTTCCATTATCATTTCTATAAAATGTATCGCTTTCAACAAATCTTGTTTCTTTCCCTTATCACGGTGTCTGATAATATATTTTATAGCACAACCTTCAGGATATAGCAATTCATTCTCTACTACAAACTTACTTGGCTGTATTTTATATTTCTGATAGTGACTCCCGCCGTGCTGTTTATCCCAAACTTTCGATGTCATAACCTTGATCCTCCTTTTTTGCTGCCATGATATATAGATTTTGTTTTGTACGAGTTACACCTACATACCATACTCTGTGTTCTTCATCTTGTTTGTCAGAACTTTTTTCTAATGCATCTCGTATTGTTTTTGTATTATCTAGTATTAGTAACACATTGTCTGCTTCACCACCCTTTGCAGAATGTATAGTAGATAATTTTACTCTTGGATTCTTTCTTAATTCTTCTCTATTACTTAACATCTCTCTAATATATAAACACTCTTCGTAATCAGAGGTAAACTCATCATACCAGGGTATGTTTTTATCATAACCAAATTCTTCAAGATTGTACATTCTTTCTTCTGTTAATTCTTCTTTGGTGCTGGTGTACTCAAATACATCTTTTACTTCTGACAAAGATAAAGTATCACCCTTCTGCCATCTTATGTAATTTAGAATGGTTCTAAACAAGGTTACTTTGTAACTCTTTCTATCTTTGTATTCAAAATAAATACCACGTTCTTTTAAGAAAGGTTTTAGTCTATTTAGTTTATCATTGTATCTTGCTAGTACCAACCAATTACCTTCGTCTATTGGTACATCCTCAAGACTATAGATATAATTTACTGTCCCTTGTTCTTCTCTTGCTTTCCAATTTTTTTTAACTCTTCTATCGTCCGGAATTAAATTTAATATCTTATCTGCCAGGTGTTGTACATTTTGTGGAACCCTGTAAGATTGTGGCAAAATTATGTCTTTCTTTGAAATTTCTTGCTGAAATTTTTTTACATCTGCGCCTGCCCAGCCATAAATTGCTTGATCATCATCGCCTGCTAGTATAACATATTTGCTGTTTTCCTTGATAATATTGAACATTTTCCATTGTATTGGAGATAAATCTTGTGCTTCATCAATAAATGCTACGTCAAATTTTGGACACAATTTGGACACAATAAATTTTTCTATCATGTCTGTAAAATCTACTAATTTAAATGCTCCTTTATAGTTTTGTACCTCATCAGAAATAATTTGTAATAATCTTTTATCTAAATCCTGTGAGTACATGTCGGTATTATACTCTTGTTCGGTTGTGATATTTTTTATTCTAGCTGCATTTATTAAATTAAAATATTCACTATCAGAATTTATAAATCCTGTAGATTCTTCGCCATTAGAATACACCGTAACTTCTATGCCTAATTTTCTACCTATGTCTTCGTAGTGTTCGTCCTGCATAACTTGTGCTTTCTTCATACCAAGTTGATTAAAAGCAAGAGAGTGTAGTGTTCTAAAATGTTTGAGATCTTTTCTTTCAAAAGCTGTGTGATACTCCAGCATTCTATCAATAGCTTCGTTTGCAGCTTTAGTTGTAAATGCAAAGTATCCTATCTTATCTATAGGTGTGCCTAATTTTAAAAATGTTTTAACATACTTTAATAGTTTGGTTGTTTTCCCTGTTCCCGGAGGCCCGAATAGTTTTCTACTAATCATATTATATCTGTTTTGTGTTTTGTTTTAGTGTGATGGATAGGCACTTCTTCAAATGTTTTTACATTTATTTGTATAATATTTTTTGTTGATGAATGATATTTGCCAGATTCTTTTGATGGGAATCTTTTTTGTTCTAAAAATTCTATCTCACACTCTTGATACAATACCTGCATCATACGTCCTGTTTTATCTTCACTATACTTCCAGTTCTTTGCTTTTAATTTGTCATAAAATTTATCGAATTTAAAGAATGCATACTCACCTTCTATTAATACAGACCCTGTTTTAAATGCAGCATCACTTGTTGCTTTTGGTCCATTTATTTTTGCATGTATAACATCATGTAGTTTTTCTTTTGGTGATGTACCCACTGGTGGTTGTACAACTTTCTGTGTTTGATATAAAGAATCCATTACAGTTTGCTCTTCATCATTCTTAATTAATGGTGGTAGAAATCCTGCAGCTTTTGATATTGAGTTACGTCTCTTACGCTGATCATTTAAATGTTCTACATTTTTACAGTGCACTGTAGCTGTACCGATACCATCAGGTTTTGTTACATCAAACTCATACTCTGGTTCGGGATCTAAATCTATCTTTTTTAAATTTGTTAGCACAGGATAAGAACCTTTAGATCCTGCTAAGACTCCAAATTTTTTCTTAACACAAATACCTTTTTTACAATTCTCACTTAATGGACTTTGTGTGCAGGTATAACCCTTAGAACTTCTGTTCCATGATTTTACTTTTTGATTTAAAAACTTTTGATCCCATGCATTTGCATGCACACCTGCAAAATATTTTAC